TGGCCGTGATCGCCGTCTGCTGCTCCGCCGGCATGATCGACCACGGGCCGTAGCGCGTGCCGATCAGAAGGCCACGGTTGTAGGGGCGCATCCAGGTGATCGGCGATACGATCGGCGCGTTGAGCGGGAAGACCACGGCGTTGTCATCGTTGACCGTGCCGTCCTCGTCGGTCTGCGCGAAGTTTTCGTAGCCGCCGACGAAAGAGCCGGTAACGAGGTCGGGGTAGTCCCTGACGTTGCCGAGCCACAGCCGGTCGCCCTGGAAGCAGCCGACGCGTGGCCACCCCGTCGTGTCGGAGAAGTAGCCAAGCCGCCACTCCCGCACCGGTTGGGTGGTCAGCATCGGCGCGCCGGTGAACTTGATGCTAACCTGCGTGGAGCTGGTCCTGGCAGTGATCTTCGCCGTCCGCCACAAACCGTCGACATCCTTCAGGCTGATCAGCCGGCCGACGTCAGTCGAGCGGAAACCCTTGTCCTTGTTGATGCCAGTGGTGCTCGAGGCGGTCAGCGTGACCGTCGCGCTCTCGGACATCTGAAATTCGGAGATAATCGGGCGGATATCCTGATTCTGCGTCGTCGCGGTGATGTTCAGCCGATACTGATCGTAGGCCGTCGCATTGGCCAGCGTGAACCAGCGGCTGCGCAGATTGATGTAACCAATGTAATCGATCTGGGTGTCGAGGATCGTCCACGGATCGCTGCCGTTACGTGCCTCAAATGTCCACGCGCCGGGGGCGTGTTGCTCCGGCGTATAAAGATCGCCGTCGTCGAGCGCGTTCGTCCCCGCCAGGCAATAGCCGACGATGACCTTGGGCGAGGTAAACTGGTAGCCAAGCGTATCCTTCTTGGCGTTAGAGCTTTTCCAATAAGTGTCACGATCCCGGTCGAAGGCATGCCAGGCCGGATGCGCCGGCTCCTCCGACCCTGCTGCCGCCACGCCCGACGGCGCCGTCGGGCTGATCATGTCAGGGATCTCGCTGCCGGTGGCACTCGGCGTCATCGTCGTGATGATGTCGATGCCGGGCGCCGGCAGGAACGGCCCGTCGATAAAATTAACATCGGCCAGCCGCCAGTCGTAGGTGTCGTAGCGCGACAGCTTGCGCGTATGCGCCTCGCTGAGCAGATAGATCGTGTCGAGCAGCTGCACGCCACGCAGCCCATTCAGCTCGTCGGCCGAATAAGGCTGGGCGATATGATAGACGCGCGCCGCCGTGCCGCCGGAGACGGGGCCGCCACCATACGGAAAATCTGTCGTGTAGACATCACCGGCCACGGCGGTGATCGTAACGGCACGATTGTTGAACGGCTGGCTGGCTGGCCAGCCCGACAGGAAGAGCTGATCGCCTGCCACCGCGGCAATCAGGTCGCCAGCGCTGCGGTCGTTGATGCGAAGAAAGCCGCCAGCGGGCGTAGCGACGTCCGCCAATTGCGGCGCATACGTCAGCAGGCCGTCGTCGTTGATGAAACGCAGCCGCCCATCCTGAAACTCCAGTTTGAACGCCTGGTCGTCGGCGAAGATGAAAGCGAGACTCTTCAGCGGGATGTCGCTGCGCCACGCCGGCGCCACCATACGTGTCCCGGGACGTCGACAGGCAGGCCCCTGAATGATCGCCACGGTGTTGAGCAGATGCTTCAGGCTGTAGGGATAGCGGTCGAGGTCCGTCCGGCCTTCCATCAACGGCGAGAACTCGCCCGCGTTGAAGGCACGCACCGGGATCTGGGTGATAGCCATTAGACCGCCCTGGCGGACAGCCAGCTAAACATGTCGTCGCAGCCCTCGACGCTGCGGGGTGGCCGCATGAAGGCATTCTCGCGCTGCGCCTGCGTGATGGCATCACGATAGCCTTGCGCCATCTCGACCCGCTTGCCCTCGGTGACGCCAGGCCAATCAGCCGTCTCGCGCGCCAGGCGCCACACCAGGACGTCAGAAAAAAGTGGATCGAAAGCAGCTTCGGTTTGCCGCTTTGTCCCTTCGACCCACAGGAAGCCTGGAATGGACGAAACCAGGCGATCTCCCAAAACAATCCAGTCGCTGCAGTCGTCACGCCGCGGCTTCAGCATGTCGACCGGCTTTTCGTAGACGTAAATCATGCCGGGGCAGGAGCAGGTGCAGTTGCACGCCTGCTCAGCCTCCTCGAGCGTCTCGGCGAGCTGCGCGAGCTTCCAGCGCGCCTGTGCGAACAGCCAGGGGTGCGCGGAAAGCTCGGCGTCGCGATAGTGGGGGTAGATCAGCGCGAAATGGCGCTCAAGCGGATAAACTGGCGCTGACAGCGTGTTGACGCGGTCCTTCTGGACCAGCTTGGCCAGCGCCAGATTGCAGAGGTTCTCAGGTATTGCCACCCTGTTTCTGCCCGCCCTGCTGCCCGCCCTGCTGGCCGCCCTGCTGGCCCTGGCTCTTATCGCGAGCCTGGTCGCCGACCTTGGCCGACTGGTCGACCTCTACAACATCGTATTGCGAACGCTCGTTGTCTTGCAACTCGCGCCGCTGCTGCATGATCTCAACGATCTTGCGGTCGGAGCGGTTGATCTTCGCGAACGGCATGATTGCCTCCTGTTTCACGTGGAACAGGAGGCAAGATAGCGCTGGACCTAGTTTTGATCCACAAACACAAAATAGCCGATCAGCGTGGCTGCTGCAGGCACCGTGCCGCCACGCACCTGCGCAGCGAGCCTGACGCCACCCTTGGAGAAGAAATCCCACTTCAGGAGCGTGCCTGCCTTGATGCCATCAGCATCCGCCGCGGAGACGTCGATGCCGGTGGCGATCGCGTCATAGTCGGCGGCCACGTCGGCTCCTGCGGAATCCTTGTAGACGAGGTGGCCGATGTCGAGCACCCGCGCCGCGCCCCAGGCGCTGAACGAGATCAGCGAGAGCTGCGGCAAGAGCCGCACCCGCCCGTAGGGAAGATCGCACAGCTCGAACGTCGAGTTGATGTCGCCAGCAGCAGCGCCCTGCGTGACACTGAAGTAGACAAAGCGCAACTTGCCCCACTTCTCGACTGCATAGAGCCGATCGGCAGCGTTCAGAACCTGCGCGGATTGGGTATTTGTGACTGCCATGGTCCGGTCCTCATGTCACTCTGTAGCTACCGCTACGGTTAAGTTACCTTCACCTCGAGGTCGAGCACCTTGCCTTCTTCGAGTCTGGTAGCGCCCATGCTCATCGAGCCATGGATCTGCTTGATGTTGTTCTTATCAGGTCTGCCGTTGATGGTGATCTGCAGGTTCTGCCAAGAGCCGAAATGCATGCCTGACCTCACCCACACCGGCAGCTGCCGGATGGTAAAGCCGGTGCCAATCTCCGTGTAGGTCGACGGCCAGCCCTCGGCGGGGATAAACGTGAAGCCCATAAACGACGTCACCTCACCGTCCACCAGCGCCTTGATGGCAGCATAGTCGGCCGAGATGACCTGGGTTTCGCCGAGCAGAGCGTCAATTTCGTCGGCGGTGACAATGATGTAAGGCCGTTCGGCCTCGAGGTCGACGAAGCGTTTCTTCAGGAGCTTCCGGGTCGCCCTGAGCTTCGCCAGCGTCAGACCGGTGCCGCCGTTCGGAATGACGTCGGCGGCAGGAAAGGGGACGTTGACCGAGGCGAGCTTGCCAGCCTTGGCGACAGCGAAGAATGAATCGAGGATAACTTGATCCTCGACCCGCGCGGCGGCTTCGCGGAAACGCTCGACGTAGGGGCTGGTGGGATCGTAGATCATGCGGAGCGTATCGATACGGTCGATCAGCACCGCAGCGTCGTAATCCTCGGCGGCGATCCAGCGCGAGGTATGCTCCGGCTCGGTGACCACCGTGTCCTGGTAGGGCGTGTCACGCTTCAGAAATTCGATCGGCCCGATGAAGTTGACGACCTGCACTTTTTCGCCGGAATAAGTGCCGGAGGTGACGAGCCCACGCAGCTTGCCGCCGCGCTTCTGCAGAACGCTCTCGACGTTCGCCGTGAACATCGAAACGTAGTGTTCGGGAACGGTATAGGTGGCGACTGTCTCGGCCATGATTGCCCCTCACAACGGAAGATCGTGTGCAAGGGGTAGTCTGATGCTGCCGGCCCAGATCGGGGTAGTCGGCAGCATCTGGCCCTTAATTGAAGCGGCAAGCTATCGTCTTGAACGTGCCGCGTAAAGCGCCTCCATCCGCTTTAATGCTGTAGCGTGCTCGGGATGCTGGGCGTCGTAATAGGCTTTCGAAAACGTCTCGTCGGCCTGCAGCCGGTCGATCTCCGTCTTCGCCTGGTCAGCGCTCATCTGCGACGGGTCGACAGGAGCGCTGCCGCTCGCCGGCACAAAGCTCCCCTCGGCAAGCTTGGAGCCAAGCGCCATGAACAGTTGCAGCATCGGGCCTGTGCCGAGCTGCTTCTCTACGCCGCCAAGCACCTCGGCGGACAGGCCGAGCTTTCGGACAGCCTCCTGACCACGGGCCACCTTCTGGTCGAAAGCGGCCCCTTCGCGCTGCTTGATCTCGGTGATGACCTGCTCTTGCCGGGCACTCTCGGCCGCCGCCGCCTTCTGCGAATAACCAAGGTAGTCGTCGACAAACTCCTGCGCGCGTTCCGCCGGCACCCCGAACTTATGCATGAGGCTGCGCCCAAAGGTCAGGAACTCGCCATTGACCTGCGCGCCGTCGGACGTTTCGACCTTGATCTGGTAGGCGTCGGGGCTCGGCGGCCGACCAAGCGCCGTGTAGAGACGGTCCCACGCCTCCGGCGGGGCGTCCTTTCCAGGCACACCCGCGACGTCACGCACCCCGTTGGTGAGGATGTAGCGGTTAGCGTCGTGATACTGCTTGGCCAGCGACTTGAAGCCGTCGGCGTCGGGCGTAACACCACGGGCATTGAGGGTCACCCGCACGTCGTCAGGATAGCCATCAAACGAGAGGGCCTGCGTCTGTGGTGGTGACGAAGGTGCTGCGGGTGCTGCGGGTGATGCCGGCGGAGCGCCGGTGTCTTCGGGGGTCACGTTCTTCCTCCTAGCGCACGTTGATGGTAGCGGTGAAACAGCTCGTCGTTCGAAAGCCTCGAATACTCGAGGATGCGGCGGTAGACCTCGCCGCGCCCGATGGCCACGTCGGTCAGCCGCTGGTCGGCGGAGTAGGGCGTCTCGTAAGCGCGGCAGAAGTGAGCGAGATCGTCCATCACCACCTGAACATCGCCCGGCAGCGGCTGGCCGCTCGTGAATAGCCGGTGATACGCGCCCTGGCGCTCGCGGATGACCGCCCGGAGCGCCTCGGCGCTCGGCGGGCGCTGCAGTGGAATAGGGTCGCCAAAAGCGTCGTAATCGACTTCCACAAACTCAGGGTCTGCCACTAATACCTCGAGGTCTTCCTCGGATTGCCAGTGGAGGCGGCGCTCGCCGCCTTCATCACGCCGGCAATGGCCGGGGCGGCATCCGCCGCCTGCTGCACCATCTGCTGCTGCTGCGCCTGTTCCTTCAGCTGAGCCACCTCGTCGTCGGAGCGCAGCCAGCGGCCCGGGATCGCCATGATGTCGGCGGCGTCGGGGATGAACTCGTTCATGTCGAAGCGCTGCATCAGCGAGGCATCCTGCGTCAGGTTGGCGATCTCCGCCGTCGACTGCATCAGCCGGAACATGGCGGAGACACTCTCCGATTTCAGCGCCTTCCACAGCGGCGCTGTGGGGATGACGTCGTATTCGCCACGCGCCTCGACCAGCTCCGGCGGCATCTCCGGCGCCAGTCCGTTGCGGGTGAGGATGTCAATCTCACGCTCGATC